AGTCATAAGACTTGGAAAGCTAATAAAAGATATAAAGAAAAAGAACTTGAAGAACTAACCGATATATGGTTTTTTGTAGCACAACTCATAAATTATGCTTGTGATATTGGGGATGTGAGTATAACAGAAGTGAGAAATTTAGATGTATTCTTTAAGACAGAGGATTACACTTACTTTGGAGATACAGATGTCTTAACTATTATAAATGATGTAAGAACACCTAGATTTACTTATGAGTTTTTAAGAGAGTTGGTACGTGACTTAAAGTGTTTGACTATGAATTATGGGTATAAACACAATGATATATTAGATTGTTATTGGGATAAATGGAATAAGAATATCAACAGAATTAATAGTGAGTGGAATTAAAAGGAGGCATATAATGATATTGCTTTTATGTATATTTTTAACCTTTTTATATGAACAAGATATAAGTTTAATACTTAGTTTGATGGCATTTATAATAGATATGTCTATATTAGAATTGGTTGAGTTTATTATTAAAAGGAGGTATAAATAAATGGAACAAAAGACGGTGTTTAAGAAAATGGAAGACATACTATATGCTTATCCTAAATATCAAAACAGAATGAGAGAAGAACAGAAGCATTTAACTAATATAGAGTTAGAGAAGTCTTATAGATTGAAAGAACTCAACAATCAAAATAGTTTTGAGTACAAGAGTGAATTAGAAAAACTTGAAGAAGCAAGAGATAGAATATATCATAATATTCAACGTTATGAAGAAATATTATTTAGAATAAATGAGGCACTAGATATGGTAAAAGGACACAAGTATTATGATTTTATCCCTATGAAATACTTTAATAAGATGAGTTATGAATCAATAGCAGAGAAGTTTGACATTAATGTTAGTAGTGTTTATAAAGCTAAGAATAAAATACTGGGTTCATTAGAGATACATTTCTTAGCACAGAAATTGATTTGCTATTGAGTAGGTATTGAGTAGGTATTGACAAATATTAAAAAAGGAGAAAACAGGGAGAATTTAGGGATATTGTAGGGAGAATTTTTATGTGGTACTATAGTATCATAGAAAGTTTGTAAAATTCTACTGAGTGCATTTTTTACTTTTCTCTTTGTTTAAATTATATCCTTTTAAAGAAGTTGTTGAGGGCAACTATAAAACCCTCTTTTTTATTTACTATGAATTTATTGTTTATGAATTTATTTACTAGGATTTATTTACTAGGATTGACAAGGAGATGATTAATATGTTGATGACAACGTGTGCTAGATGTGGAAAAAAGAAACCAATCAAAACTAAATGTGAATGTAGTAAGAATAGACATAGATTGTACGATAGAGAGTACAGAGATAAAGACAGTGCAGAGTTTTATAACAGTAAACAGTGGAAGTCTTTAAGGAATATATGTAAAGCTAAAGCAAAAGGATTAGATATATATGAATTAATGATTAATCATAATTATGTTGTTGGTACGCTATCACATCACATTGAAGAACTGAAAGATAATAAAGCAAGAGCGTTAGATATAAACAATCTAATATGGATAAGTGAAAAGACTCACAATTATATCCACGCTCAATACGATAAGAGTAAAAAAGATAAACTAGATATGCAAAAGAGATTGTTTGATATACTAAACAAATATTATAGTGATGAAAGTATCGTATTTAGTTTAATAGCGGGGGGTATTGATTAAAGTTTTTACATTATGTTCCAATACCGCAACTTTCCTATTTCTTAGAGAAATTGCCAACATATAGGATTTACGTGTAAAGGTATTTTACTTGACAGGAGGTGTAAGATGAGTAGAAGAAAAATTATAGATATTAGTACAGGAAAAATAGGTAAAGAAAAGATACAAGCTAGAAAAGAAGCAGAAAAGAAATTAAAAGCTGAAAGAGATGACTTAATTGCACCTGAGTGGTTGACTGAGAACGCTAAGAGTGAATTTAATAGAGTTGTTAGTGAATGTGACAAGATTAATATTTTAGATAATTTAGATTTAGGTGTACTTGCTATATATTGTAACGCATATGATGGTTACATAGAAACAACTAAGAAACTTGAAGTTGAGGGTGTAGTTAAAAAGAAAATGACTCGAACTGGTGAATTAGAATTTATAAATCCATTAGTGAACGTGCAAGAAAAATATGTAAAATACATAATGCAATCATCAGCTAAATTAGGTTTAGCAACAACTGATAGACTTAAATTGGTTGTCCCTGTTAAAGAAGAAAAACCTGAAAATAAATTTATCACAATGCTAAAGGAAAGACAAGCATAACCTTATGGCTAAGGATAGAACGACTGCTTATGCAAAAATGGTAGTAAGTGGTAAGAAAATAACAGGGAGAAAAGAGTATTTAGCTTGTAAAAGACACCTTGACGACCTTAAAAAAAAGAAATTTGAATATAAATTTGATGTTGAAGAAGCAGAGTTTGCTATTGATTTTGCTAATAATTTGACAATGAAAGATGGTAAACAATTAAAGACACGGGGTTTTCAAGAGTTCATTATAGGAAGTTTGCATGGGTGGAAAAAGAAAAAGACAGGTGATAGGCGTTTTAGAGAGGCTTATTTACAGGTTGGAAGAAGAAACGGAAAAAGTTTTTTAAGTGGGATTGAAAGTACATTATTTAGTTCTATGATTGGTGTTAAAGAGCGTATATTTTGTGCGGCGACTAAACAAGACCAAGCTAACATCGTATGGGACGAAGTAAGGAATTTCATTGAAAGTGATAAAGAGTTGACTGAATTATACATTGTTAAAGAACACGATAGAACGATTAAGAGTTCAGTTACAGGTAGTGTTATAAAAGCATTATCTAAAGATACAAAAGGAATGGACGGGTTTGGTAATGTACTTGCAATATGCGATGAGTTACACGCTCACCCAAACAATCAAATATATAAATTGCTATTTGACGGACAAGCTGACGTTGATAATGCTTTAACTTTGGCTATAACTACAGCAGGATTTAACCTGAATAGTTTTTGCTACGAGCATTATAAATTTTGTGAAAAGATTTTAGAGGGTGTTATTGAAAAAGACACTCTTTTTATTTTTATCTGTGAAATGGACGCAGATGATGATATATGGGATTGGAAAAACTGGTTAAAATCTAACCCATATTTTTTATACGAAGAAGACGGAGTAACACCAAACAAAAAGAAAATAGATTTATTTGAGCAAAAAGCAATAGACGCTAAAGAAAAAGGTGGTGCTGAGTTAGTAAATTTCCTAACAAAACAATTAAATCGTTGGGTAACAACAGGCTCAGGACAATATATAAATCTTGAGAAACTAAAAGAATGTGAAAGCGATTTGACACTTGAGGATATGAAAGGAAAAGACTGTTATTTAGGTTTTGACTTATCTAAAGGTGGAGATTTAACAAGTATTGCATTAGTTTTTCCACTTGAAAACGAAAAGATTTATGTGTATAGCCATTCTTTTATGCCTGAGTTGAGATTAGAAGAACACAAAAAAACTGATGATGTGCCTTATCAAATATGGGTTAAAAAAGGCTTAATGACTTTGACTACTGGTGCTTTTGGAATGAAAACAGATTACAAGTACATTATATCCCATTTAAAAGAGATTATTGATAAATATGAATTGAATGTCCTTGAATGTGGATATGACGCACATAACGCAGGAAGTTTTTTAGCTGATTTGGAGTTTTTAGGTTGTGATTTGACTGAGGTTAAACAATCAGCTAAGTCTTTAAATGACGCAACTGTTGATTTTGCTTTATCGGTTGAAGCATTACAAGTTATGTATGACAAGAAAAATGAATTATTAAGGTGGAGTTTAGCGAATGCAACAACTACATCTAATAGTTTTGGTGAGAAAAAGATTGATAAACAATCACAAAAAAACAGAATTGACCCAGTGGACGCTGTATTGGACGCTTGGAAAATAATGTTATTGAATAAAGAAGAAATTATAAATAATGACGAATTGGTTGACAATTGGTTGAAAGTATTTACGAAAGGAGGGTAGATGAAGAAC